ACGGTAGATCAGAACCACATCATAGATTTAACGAGGATTAGCGATGACCAGCTCGAATCAATTGAGGCAGCATTTAGCAGGATTGAAGATCGAACAGGTCAGGGCAGAGAAATACCGCAGATCATTGAAGGAATTTACGAAGGCAGCGTGGCCGACGATTGAGCCGGGGGTTGAGTTCAAGAACAACTGGCATATCGATGCAATCAGTGATCACCTCCAAGCGGTAGTCGATGGAGACATCAAGCGCCTGATCATTAACGTGCCACCTCGACACATGAAGTCGCTGTCAGTGGCCGTTGTGCTGCCTGCCTTTACTTGGGCCACGCAACCGTCAAAAAAATTCCTCTACGCATCATACGCAAGCTCCCTGTCGATCAGGGACAGCACTAAGTGCCGAAGGCTAATCGATAGCCCGTGGTATCAGGCGCACTTTGGCGACAAGTTTAATTTGACCGACGATCAAAACCAGAAGCAGCGTTTCGAGAACGACAAGACTGGCTACCGCATTGCCACGTCAGTCGGAGGCGCTCTAACAGGTGATGGTGGTGACATTATCTGCATCGATGATCCACACAACAGCGTCGAAGCAGACAGCTCCAAAGTGCGTGAGGGTGTACTAGACTGGTGGGATCAGGCAATGCAGACACGCCTTAACGATCCAAAGACAGGCGCGTTTGTCATCATTATGCAGCGGCTGCACGAACAAGACCTGACAGGCCACGTCCTAGCAAACCAGCTTGGCGATGAGTGGGATCACCTCTGTATTCCAGCGCGATACGAAATCGGACATCCAACCCCCATGCGATCCACTCTTGGCTTTACAGACCCCCGCACCAAGGAGGGCGAACTGCTGTGGCCTGCAAGAATTGATGAGAAGACACTATCGACCTTGGAGCGCAGCCTTGGCTCCTACGCAGCCGCTGGTCAGCTACAGCAGCGACCAAGCCCCAAGGGCGGTGGTATTCTCAAGGCGTCATGGTGGGTTCCTTGGGAAAGCGAGGACATGCCAAACAATATCGAATATGTCCTGCAATCTTGGGACACAGCCTTCGAGGCCAAGGAAAGCTCCAGCTTTAGCGCGCGCACCACTTGGGGCGTGTTTCGCCATGAGGGCGTCATGTGCGCTATCGTGCTGGAGGCGTGGTACGACAAGGTCAGCTACCCTGACCTACGCAGGATCGCGCAGGAATCCTACGACCTGTGGGAGCCAGACGCAGTTCTGATTGAGAAGAAGGCGTCAGGCCAATCCCTCCTGCAAGATCTCCGCATGGCTGGCGTACCTGTGTTGGCATATTCACCTGACCGTGATAAGGAGGCGCGCGCCCACGCTTCGAGCGCAATGTTGGAAGACGGAAGAATTTATTTCCCTTCAAACAGAAAGTGGGCTAAAGATTTAATAGATATATGCGCGGCGTTCCCAGCACATCCAAATGACGATGTGGTGGATACTTGCACACAGGCGTGGTTAAGATTGCGAAAAGGTTGGTTTGTTGGGCATAGCGAAGACCCAGAAGATGACGAACCAATAGAAAAACAAAGGATGACGCTTTATGGCTGACCCAAACATTATCCCATTTGCCGAAGGCGCTCCAGCCGACGATATGTTGATTGAAGAGCTTGCCAATGGCGATGTGCTAATTGGTGATCCAGAGCTGGACATGATGGACGAAGTCGATGACGCACAGTTCGACATCAACCTAGCCGAAGTAATCGACGAAAAAGAATTAGCCCGAAAAGCACAGGAGCTGGTCAGCTTTTACGAAAATGACCGTGCAGCCCGTTCTGAGTGGGAAGAGCGGTATAAGCAAGGATTGAAAACCCTAGACCCAGATGGTGGCTTGCCAGAAGGCGAAGACGAACGCGCAGCCCGTGGCTTGTCCATTGTGGTGCATCCGCTGATTGCTGAAGCGGCAACACAGTTCAACGCCAAGGCAATCGCAGAGCTGTACCCATCAGGTGGCCCAGTCAAGTCTGTCATCATTGGCGCGCCAGACGAAAAGCTCGAAGATCAGTCACGCCGCGTCCGCGAATACATGAATTACCAGATCACGCAGGAAATGCCTGAGTATTTCCCTGACCTTGATCAGATGCTGTTTCACCTTCCGCTGATCGGCCACACCTTCAAGAAGGTCTGGTGGGACGCCAACCTTGATCGCCAGTGCAGCCAGTTCGTAAAGGCCGAAGACTTTGTCGTGGCTCCAGAGAGCAAAGACCTCTACACGTCACCACGCTACACCCACGTCATCCGTATGCCGAAGAATGACTTCAATCGCTACGTCCAGAACGGATACTACCTGCCAACCAAGTACGGTGGCGGCGATTCACTAGATCCATCAGGAGATGTGATTGGTGAGATCGAAGGCGTCGATCAGTACGATGACAGCAGCGATGACGTAATGACACTGCTGGAAATGCACGTCTATGACCTGTTCGACGGCGTTGATGGCGAGGAAATGGATGACGATGATGTCGATGACAACGCAGTTGCCATCCCATATGTCATCACAATAGATTACGAAAACCAGAATGTGGTGGCCATACGCCGCAACTGGAAAGAAGAAGATGAGATGAAGAAACGCCGTGACTGGTTTGTGAGCTATAAGTTCTTGCCGGGTTTGGGTTTCTACGGTTTCGGTCTGTACCACATGATCGGTGGATTAGGCAAAGCGGCGACAGGATCGCTGCGCGCATTGCTCGACAGTGCCGCTTTCTCGAATATGCAGGGTGGCTTTAAGCTGCGTGGCCGTGTCGCTGGCGGAGATATGCAAATATCCCCCGGTGAATTTGTGGATCTCGACAGCACGGTTGATGACGTAAACAAAGCCATTATGCCGTTGCCGTTTAAGGAGCCGTCAGGTTCGCTCTTTAATCTGCTTGGATTTATGGTGGATGCAGGCCAGAGATTTGCCAGCACAGCCGATTTAAACATTGGCGATGTCAATCCAAATGCCCCAGTCGGCTCGACTGTCGCCCTAATCGAACAGGGATCGAAGGCATTTAGTGCGATCCACAAGCGCCTGCACTACGCGCAGGGTCAAGAGTTCAAACTACTTGCGGCGCTGAACGCTGAGAATCTCCCCGATGAGTTCAGCTTTTCGCAGGCTGGAGCTGCGGAGATTATCTATCGTACCGACTTCGATGATCGGATCGACATTGTCCCAGTAAGCGATCCGAACATCTTCTCGACAGCCCAGCGCATCGCGCAGGCACAAGCTGTCTTGGAAATGGCACGATCAGCTCCGCAGCTTCACGACCTGTATCAAGCCTACAAGCGGATGTATGAGGCAATCCGAATACCCAATATTGATGAGATCCTAAAGAAGCCAGAAGACGCAGTTCAGATGGACCCAATCGATGAGAACATGAGCGTGTTGTATGGCAAGCCAATTCGCGCCTTTCCAGAGCAAGATCACGATGCACACATTGCGGTTCACATGCAGTTCATGCAAGATCCATCGCTGGCTGGTAACCCCGGTGCTAAAGCAATGCAGCCCGTGTTGATCGCCCACATCGCAGAGCATATCGCGCTGCTTTATCGTCAGCGCATGGAGGCAAGCATCCAGATGGAAATGCCGCCAATGCCAAACTTCAAAGACCCAGACTTCAAGTTCGCTGCTGTAGATCCGCAGATGGATCTGCTGATTAGCCAACGCGCGGCTCAAGTTGTGCAGGCAGCACCTCAGATGAAGCAAATCCAAGCTCTGGCAGGCATGGGAGGCCAGCAGGGCCAAGGACAGGGCAATCCGCTGCAATACGCACAAGAGCTGGCTAAACTGGAGACAGAGGCTCTGAAGGCGCGTACAAAGACCCAGATCGAAGCAGATCAGGCCAAGGCAAGATCCAACATTGAGATCAAGCAGGCTGAAGCGCGTCAGGACATGGAGATCGAAATGGCCAAGGCGCAGCAAGATATGCAGTCCAAGATCACCAAGTTGCAGGCAGAGTTGCAGCTAGAACGTGAGAAGAACGCAGCGAAGATCCAGATGGAGGCCATGAAAAATGTACCCCCCACAATACTCTGATCTACCTCCACTACGCCCTGATTTATTTGGCGCATTGCCAAGAGATCCACGGGCTGGGCCACCCCAAGCTGGAGGCCCACCGCCACCACCCCCACAGGGTGGTCAGGGCGGTCCACCAATGGATATGAATAAGTACCTGATCGACAAAGTTATGGAGATTAAGAGCCGCATGGGCGGAGGTGGCCCCGGTGCGCTGGGCGCAATCTCAGAGGCCATGATGCAGCAACCACAACAACAGCCACAACCACAGGGCGAAGAAATTCCCCCACAACCACAGCAAACTATGAGGGCTTGATGTCATGATGATGAATAAATTATTTACAAAAGGCCCAGTGTTTATGTGTTTCGGTGGTAGCAGTGGCGGCGGTAGTGGCGACAGTGGAGGTGGCAATGACAATGACAACACTCCTGCGCCAGTGACAAACAGCTTCACTGAATCTCTTGCTAACTTTTTTACGCCCAATGATGGCGCTTCATATGTGGGTGGTCAGCTCGTTGACGATAATAGTGGCGCTTCCATATCCGCTGGCGGCACAACATCGACAGGCAACGTAATATCTGGATCTGCTAATACCAGCAGCAACGACAGGCCATCAATTGTTCAGCCCCTTGGAACTTTAGAAGGCATTACAGCAAGCACCCCTACTCCAGTTATCCAAGTTCCTGTTTCCCCTAGATCCGAATTTGGTAATGTAGTTCTTGATCCTAATAAAATGGAAATAGTAAACTTTTCTGATCCTACAAATTCCACGTCAGGGACAATTGGAGCTTTGCCTACAACAAATTCCACTATGGAAGAGCTGGCTAATTTAATGACCCCCAACGATGGTGCAGTATATGCAAACGGCCAGCTTATTGATCAATTTACTGGTGAAGTCATTGAGGCTGGTGGACTAAGCTCCACTGGTAATACCATCAGAGGCACGGCCAATACTGCATCGAATGACATGGAAGATTACATGGGATACGGCAGCGCACCTGTTGTAAATACAGGCAGGGAAACTTTAGCTAATATTATAACCCCCGGCGATCAGGCTATGTATGTAGATGGCCAGTTGGTTAACACCTTAACTGGTGAATCACTTGAGGGTGGCGGATATACTATTGATCCCGTGACTGGCATGAAAGATTACGTCTACGGCGTATCTGATGACTTCAGCAACAACACCCCAGTTGACACGACTGGCATGACGCAAATGCAAGCGACTGCGGCAATAGCCAATCAGAAAATGCGTCAGGATATTCCACCTAGTGACTTGGCATATTTCGGCTCATTCTTGGGCAACTCTGTAGTTCCAATCTTTGGCGGTATCATTGCAGAGAAAATGTTAATGGTTGGCATCGACGGCAGGAGGGCCATTATTGACGAACACACAGCCGCATTGGAAGCTGGCGCTACGCCAATATATAATGAATCTGGTGAGTATACTGGCTATGAGGGTGAAGGGGGATCGGTTAACTATGACTTCTCTCCACAAGAACAGGTAATGGCTGGTCCTAGTTATGATGGCGGTGTTGGCGGTAACGATGATGATGGAGTTGTAACCACAAGCATAGGAAGTGGTGGAAACACTGGAGCGGCCAATAGCATATACAACCGCTACTATAAGGGTGGCAGTGGATTTGGTTTACCAGCGTGGTTGCGTCAATACGCTTCTGGCGTTAGCATAAACCAACTTCTTGAAAAAGTTATGATAGAAGGTAAGGAATACTTCAAGACGCCAGACGGCAAATACATTGAGCCATCTGAGTTGGCGGGAACCGTAGATCTGGGCGTAGAAGAAGCCCCAGCATAAACAGAAGAATAACATAGGAGGCTATTATGGCTGATATAACACAAAACCCAGACTACCAATTGGTCATGAAATTCCTGCAAAACATTCGTCCCGGCGATATGGATCAAGAATCATCAGATCAATTAATGATGATTGGACAGCGGATGCAAGCTGGCGGCGCACTTAGTGACCGTGAACGCGAGATGTTCGAGGCAGTTGTTGGCGCTACGGACAGGTTCCCAGTTGAGCAAATGGACACATTCCCACAGGGTACAAACCCAGATATTATGAAAGCTCCTAATATGGGCGCAATGTCTGAAGGCGAGATGATGGGAACTTACCAAGTTGATGATGGCACGATGAAAATGACGCCAAGTCAAATGAAGTCTATGCAAGAATCTGGTGCGATCACTCCAGACGCTGGAAGAGTAATGAGCATGGATGATGCAATCGCCGCAGGTCTTGTTAACCCAATGCGCCCAAAGGCACGTCCATCCGCGCCAATGCAATCAATGCGCCCACAAGCGCGTCCAATGCGATAGGAGGCCGATATGGCTGAAGTAAATGTAGAAAACATGGAAGACAACGCCACTTTGTTTATGAGCAAAATGGGTTTTAGCCATGACGAAGCTGGACTTGATATGACCGACGATCAGTTGGTTAACTTTCTGCTCTTATGCCATCAAACAATGATGGGCGTCGATGACGAAGAGATGTACGATGACGAAGAGATGTACAGCGATGAAGATGAAATGATGGAAATGCCACACGGCAAGGATGTCAAAGTCAAAGTTATGAAGCTCGACGGCGGCAACGTACACGACATGATGAACAAACTTCTAGGAGGC